ATGTTGCATTTTTTGCCCCACTGGACAATCCCACATCATACCGATAGACGTTCAATGCGTTTCCGTATTGTAAAAAGGCCGCAGCTTGAAACCACTGACCGTATGTATTATCGTCTGGTTTACCAAAATTGGCAACCAACTCTTTTTCGGATCCAACACTAACAACTTCCTCAACGGGGCCCCATTTGAAGTGACCAACGATACCGCCTATCGAAGTTGATACTGCCGGGATCACGTTCGTCAAGTCAATCTCGTTGACATCGACGCCAGGTGATACTAAAAATCCCATGCGTTTTTCCTTTCAGTTATTTGAATTGAATGATAAGTGTTAAACATAACAAGGTGGTTTTTCATAAAACTATTTATAAATAGTAGGTTTTAGAGAGACTTCCAGGCCTTTGATGCTTCAATCATTTTATCGTATGCGGTATTTGCATAAGAAGTTCCGTCATCAATCACACCAAAGGGCGGAATATCATCCTCGATCTCTTGCATTTTTTGATTGAATAAAACATCCTTAAGATTGAAATCGTTGATATTCCCGAAGGCATCCGAAGAAACAAACCATGCAAAGAGAACAAGATTCATTACAAGATCATCATGATTTCCCAGAGCTGCCTGAAAACTGGATCCTTTGACTTCGAATGATGCGAGTTCGCGAATGGTTTCACCATCATGAATTTTTAACTTATTCAATTCGATCAAGTCTTTGAGGTTTGAGCATCCAATTCGTTTGACTCTCTTCGTCATAGTGACTCCGACTCCACCTCGTTTAATCGATGATTCCACAAAGGTGTTTTCATATTCGTATTCATAGTATACTGTATTACAAACAACTTGGCCCGCATCATTATTCTCAATGAGAATCATCGCTTCGTTATACATCTTTGCGATCTTAATAATGATATCCGGAAAGATCAAAGGAGAGATCATATTGTCACGATATGTCGCAACCTGCTCAAACTCTCCATTGGTGATATCAATCACATTAAAAGTCGAGTAGTCTTGTCCTCTTCCCTTTGAAACATCGACCATCATCAAATAGTGATGACCTTCTTTTACCTTGCGATAAATCTTTGTATCCTGATAGACTTGTTTTGGATTCTCGTTCTTTAAACCTAGAAGAGCATTTGCGGAGATCAAAGTATTCGAAGATCCAATTGCCTCGTTTCCGTACTCCTGTCGAAACTGTTCTTCGCTCGTATTGGCAATGGTTTGTCTTTTCCATTCCTCGTCTCGACCCGGCACATCCCACCAATCGACTCGAAAGGCTTGAAACTCATTTGTTCCCTGCATCGCACCTTCAAGTAATCGATAGAAGAGTGTACCCGTTCCATTCTGCGTTGAGGTGATAATGACTTTACTTTCCTTACCAGATGAGATAACCGGATAGGTCGAAGTGTAAAAAGTATTTGCGTTCTCCACAAAGGCAAACTCGTCAAGAAAGAGAAGATTGACCGAGAGACCACGAATCGAACTACCAGATGTCGCAGCTGCAATGATTCGCGAGTTATTAGAAAACTCCAACGATCCTTTATTCAATGCCTTACAGCCGGGTTGAAGAAAGAACGGAAGATTTTCAAGTGCCAGTGTAACACGCGACAACATTTCACGAGCAGTCGAACCTTTATTCGCCAAAATCGCAATGGTCTTATCTGCGTTGAAGATCGCATACCAAAGAATGTAAACCACACAAGAGATCGACTTACCGGATTGACGACAAGCCAAAACAAGATTGAAACGATTCTCGTTGAACTGTTTAAACATCTTACGCTGATAAGGATATGGCTTGAATGGTTGCAATCCTTTATCCAGAGTAATAACCTTTACGTAGTTTTCCGCAAAGTAGATCGGATCATTCATACACTTGATATACTCGTTGATTTGATCTTGAGTATAATCCTGTGGAAGTCCGTCTCTTTTAACTAGTGCGTTACCAAGGTATCCGCCTGCTTCATTCATCATTATCACGGTTTTTCAAAAATTTTTGTAACTCATTTGTTGAGCCTACAAAGATCGCATTATTTGTGGTCTTTCCGTTTGATTCTTCTTTGGATTGTGTGATTTCCTTTCGCGTCTTCTGAAGTTTGACAAGATCCTGTGACATCTCTGATGCCTGTTTAATCATGTTCGAAAGAACTTCAAACGCTCGAGGATGTTCAGTTTCGGCCGCAAGTGCCATCATGTTTTGAATGGCTTCGGAACTCATATCGATCAGTTCCTTCATCTTTTGCCGAGAATACTCTACATCATCTTCGGTGTCGTTATTGATCTGCCCCTGATCAACGTTTGATTTGATCTTTTTTGGAACTACCGGAAGGTTTTTTTCTAAAGCAGCAACAATCTCATTTTTATCACGGTGAGGCATAATCAAAACCAAATGTTGTTGTTATATCCAATGGACTATCCAAACTATCGAATGGAGATCCATCGTCAACAGCCGCAACTCTAACATTCTCTTCTCCAACCGGATTCGAAGTCTTAATCGTTGGACTATCGTCAGTATCCAATAACTTACTGTAGTAGTAAGTATCGACGATGCGAATGATCTTACCTTCGGATGTTGTTCCGGCAAATCGAACACGCATCTCAAAGTCAAGCGTATAAATCAAAGTTCTTCGAGTCTCAAAAGATCCTTCGTACTCATCCGAAAAAGAAACACTAGTCAGAACAATCGGCACATCAGTTGATGTGTCCGGTCCTTCCATGTTCTTTATCGCAATGGTGTATTCGGGTGTAAAGGAGGGAAGAATTTGTTCAAAGATCTGTAGAGCGTCGTCTTGGTTTGTCGCAAGGATATTCAACTGTATTCCCAACTTATAGGGAACACTTTGCATTACGGTATTCTTTTTGGTGTTGTTTCCATCAATCGGAAAGAATCTCTTATTCATTCGATTGAGTTTTGCGGTCGTATCATAGGAGATCGAAGTAATCTCAAACGCCATTCTTGGAAGTTTTATCGCAATACTTCTATTTACAGCTTCATTTCTGTCGGAATTGATGCGAGAAAGGAACTTCGACTTTGGACCATACGCCAAGGGAACTCTTTCCATACTTCCACCCTGTCGAACAATCTTTATGTTATTAAAGATCGTTCCAAAGACGGCAACTGCCTTCTTCATGGTCTGATTGTAAAAGTATTGTCCGTTGAGCATCTTAAGTCGTTATGTTGATTTCACCGAAGGGATTCGATTCCGTAAAATCGATAAAATTGTTTCCAATCGTTTCAAAGTCTACGTTCTGTGCGTCAGAATCCTTATCGTCAATTGTAGTGAATCCATCAATTGCGGTAATTGCATAAGAGGCGCCTGACTCTGCTCCCACAAGATTTCCAACACTTCCGCTGGTTATTGAGAACTGAGTTGTGCTTCGTTCCGGTGAGTCAAAGGATGTGGTAATGCTCGAAACAATAACATAACCCGATCCATCTGCCGGAGAATCACTGTCTGTCGTAACTTCGGCAGTGATAACTGTTTGTGGACTCTTATCTCCAAGACCCTGAGTAACATCTTCTCCAATGTTGTACGTACCCGATCCAGCACCCAAGGTGAGCTTCGTTCTTGTTGCGAACTCAGTTTCAAACTTATCAATCGCATCGACACCTGTGTCAATTGCCTGATTATTGTACTCAAAGAGTTCACATGTAAGTTTAAATGTCGGAAGATTTTGTAATTGATAGAACGGTGTTTCGTCTTCAACAAAGGTGATCTCAAAGAGACCATTCGCAGTTGGAAAGAAGATAAGATCTCCTTCTTTGGGTCGAAGAGCGGCTTCATCGTCGGTTTGAAATCTTCCAATGAGATCCTGCCAACGTCGATCCGAAATAATGAGATTCATTTGATCTCGTACTTCGACACCAAACTTACTTAAGAGATCACCATCGCCCGCAAATCCATCAATATTCTCAACATACGCTTCAATCATAAACGCATCACCGAACTCCGACAATGCATCCTCGTTGAAGATTGCGTTTGTGTTGACTATCTTACGAGGAATATAGTATACGTCATGTCCATAGATTCTCAAAGACTCTATGATCAAATCTTCGTAGAGACGCTTTTCGGCTGTGGTGCCGTGACTGAAGTATACGTTACGAGGAGACATATTATCCTACAAAGAAGTGTGGAGGAGCTTCGTATCTTAACTGCATCTGTTCTTCGATCTTTTCGATCTCGGTGTTTGCGTCGTCAAAGATTTGTCTTCCATTGAAAGTCACTCCGCCCGGAAGTTGCATACCTTCGAACTTAATGAGATTGAGTCCCCACTGTTTCTTAAAGAGAACGGTTGTGTACTTTTTGAGAAACATGTCATTCCACACATCGGTGTATGTATCGGGGTCGATAGCTTCGTATCCATCAAAAATCACATATTGTCCAACATCCAAATCCTTCAGAACATTGGCATGGAAATTTACGCGATTCTTATGACGAGAATACTCGATCATTTCGTACATACCATTGATATTACGATCCACAAGAGACATATATTGTTTTGTCATCTCATAGTTCAAAATTCCACCATAAGGTCCACCAAGATCGAAGATGTCGTTAAAGTGAATTTGATAATCTACCGAGAA